AAATAATATCATCAGCTTCCACTTCATCGGCGAGTAACTGGATTATCGGAAAGTTATTTAGATATTCTACTAAGCGATGCATTTGCCAAATTTTATTTTGTTTTTCTTCTTGCTCGGATAATACCTTGATATTCCTATTTAAGCGAATAGGGGCGCGACCTTCCTTATAATTAGCGTTCTGTTGTTTGCGTTTGCGGCTCCCGCCTCGACCGTCCCAACAGACTACAACCTTCGTGGGTTTGATTTCGCGAATTAATTTTTGAAGGGATTTTATAAATCCCACAGTCCCCCCAATAGGTTGACCATTTTTAGCAATTTGAGGAACGACAATGTAACTTCTTAAAAATAAATTAAGTCCGTCTATAATCATTACTCTTTCAGGTGTTGTTGTCATATGTCCTCATTGTTGTATATTTTTGTAAAAAAGGGGGGTAAGGGGGTCGCTGCACTATATTAAGTGCAAAAAACTAACCAACTCACTTAACGGCGCTGGATTGGCTCTCTTCCTCATCATAAAAATGATCCGCATTTCCTTGGCGGTCATGGAATTTTAATACTACCTCTTCATCCATCACTTCCAAAACCCTAGTTTTAAATTTGGCATTCTCCAATTTACTAAGCCAATGTGCTGATTGGAACTTTTCTCCCGTCCCGTCCGTATATTTTAATTCATACCATGCACCGGAGCGCTGCAAATGAGGGGAGCTTTGAATAGCATCAAACCAACTTTCTTCATCGGCTATTCCCACAACATCTCCCCATAAAATTTTAAATTGGCACTGTCGTCCTTGAGTGCCAAAACGAGATTTTTCCAACTTAACCTTTACCGTATTGCCCACCCTATAACCTTTGTCATCGGTAACAAAAGAAGCTTTTGCCTTGGGTCGGGTCAGCCATATGCGCAAAGAATATGCATATATCATTGCTTTACCGCCGGGGGTTACATATGGGGTTGTAAGCACCTCGGAAGGCGAGCGGGTAATGTTTGTTTTTAACTGATTAAGTACCAAAAATGTAGATTGGCTCGTTGCTAATGGGATAGTAAGTTTAGACATTCCCTTCGCGAGAATGCGTGCCTTTACCGCCATGGAAGACTGCGGGTTAAAATCACCTTCGATATCGGAAATCGCGGGAGTTAAGGCTAAGCTGTCCCAAATAAATAAAAACTGACTATCAGTGGATTTCAATAGTTCTTCAATGGTTTCTAATACAAATTCAACGGATGTTGCCTGAACATAAAGAATTTTAGATGCATCGCACCCTGCCTTCTGCATAAAGTCAAACGATAGAGCGGATTCAGAGTCAAAGTATACCACATCAATGCCCATGTTTTGAGCATTGCCCGCAATTTGAGCTGCCATATAAGATTTACCGCTAGCTTCCAGTCCAGCAATTTCCGTAACTTTACCTACAGGAATACCGGCTACTTTTCCGCGACATATTACACTGTCAAGCCACCGGGAGCCGGTAGGAATCCACTCTTTTACAATCGTCGGATTGGAGTCATCTCCCAGATCTACCGCCACTTCCTGTCCCGCTTTTTTATTAATAAGCTTGCGCATTTGATCAATAGAAAGACGACCGGCGGGTTTTGTTTTTTTAGACATCCTAGCGCCCCACCTTAAAGGCGTGATAACAACTACGAAAGCCTTTTGCATCCATTTTAATCATAACTGAATCTCCATAATCTTGAAGCTCTAAGATGTATTTATAACTGCGGGATATAAGATTGGTAACATCACTGTTGTCGGATCCAAACCATACATATCCCTCCTTGATATCTTCCTTGTGGGCATCAATGCCACTCTCACTCTCGGGACCTCCTCCCTTACCCTTAAAGCGCTTAGAAATCGAAAGCACCTTCTTACGAAAGTCTTTCTCGCCTTTTTTGTACGTCTCACACGTTTTCATTTTTTCTCCTTAAAGATTGTATACTTTGTAATTTTTAGTTGAAGGGGTACCTTCAATTAACCCAAATTCATCATTCATCTCTTCCCAGTCATAATATAGTTCTTCAGCGGTAGCATCAACAGTGAGTTTTTTTACTTCGTATTCAGGGTTCATACATACCTCATATTTAAAATACTTTTGTCCCCCCATCACCGTCACTCTCCCACAAACGCAGCTTCTTACATCTTGAGCAGCGCGTGAGTATACCGTCGCTTGACATTCTTTACACTCTATTGCAGTGATAAACAATTTTTTCCCCTTTCATGATAAGTGAGGCACCTGTGAACCCGTGCCTCCCTGCGGTATATTATTTAGCCCCCAAGCAATTCGGAAAATGCCTGATCAACTGAATTAGAAGTTTTAGCGTTAACAGTTGTTACCTCTGCTCCTCCGCTGGAGGTGTCGCCATTAAGAAAATTATCCAAAATATCCTGTACTTCCGTAGTTGTTTTACGAGATGAAGCAAAAAGTTCATCAAAGTCAGGAATGCTTTCTAGAAGCTCTGCTCCTTTAGCAGTATCTTTTAAAAGCGCGGAACTGCGTCGACGAGGAGTAATCTTCGTCTCAGGGAAAGATGCACCTGCAGGTTTAGTGTAGGTTACAACTAAGTCAGTTCCTGACTCTGGGTCTGTGATGTCGCCATACTCAGGGTTCATCACAAGCCCTACAAGGGTTTCATAAGCACGCTTACCAAAGCCCCAAACACGAACGCCTTGATCCTCTTCCCCACGTACAACTACGGGAGCAAAGAAGCGTTGTTTTGCGCTCAGTTTTTTAGCCATACGACGTGACTCTTCGGAACCTTCGTTCCACAAAGCACGTACGTACGTATCCAAAGGACAATCTTCCCCAAAGTTGCGTTTTGGTGAAAGAAATCCCGGCACGTTATCTAGATAATGAAAGAAATAATCCTTGAATGGATCGCCATCAGATGGACAGACCAAACGAATAGTTTGCTCCCCCTCTTGGGGCTTCCAAAAATTATTATTTTTCTTTCCTGCGTTATTTAGCGCGTCCTGTCGTTGACGCATTTTACTCATATCAATACCCATAATTTTCTCCTTTATTTTTCTATGGTTAAAGTCATTCTAGTGATTTTCTAGAATGCTAATTTTTGTATCAAAGTGCTGCTTTTTTCGCAATAAGCAATTGGCTTATCATAATCGGTTGAATAAACCGAATAAGTTGTTTTCATTTTATCATGTTCAGTGTTTGTTTTTAAGTTTTGATGTATCACCTCCATGAGATTTTCATCTTCTTCTAGTTGTTTATTTGGTACTCCATAATAATAATTTTTTTCTCTTGGAATGTCAAGTTCAAAGAACATCTTTTCTTCATTGTTTTTCATATCGAGTACACCCAAGGTACTAATGCGCGCCGTGTCAATACGACTAGTGGTGGTGGTCAACACCGGCTGTGTGTGCTCGAAGACATTGATCATGTGATACGTCGAAGAAATTAAATTATTTATGGTATTCCATCGTTTTAAGATAGGTACGGGACCTATTATATTAGATAATCTTTTATTGTCAAGTAAATAAATTCGCCTGAAGAGTGCCGAACGGGCATATTCTTGGAAAACATTAAAGAGTAAATTGTTTTGAAGTTTTTTAACCCCGGCAACCCCCCTAGAATCCGGAATTATATACATTAGGGTAATTTCACTACGGTCTTTTATTTTAGATAGAAGGGATAAAGAAGCCCCAGACACCATTCCACAGCTTGTGATAAATAAAGTTTGTGACATCACCCCCTCTTGTAAATATTTTACTATACCTCTCGGCAAGTTTTTTTCATATAACTCCGGAGATGCCTGGGGCTTTAAACCAAAACTGTGTTTGGTTTTTCTCAATCCTACATCTAATTTAATTATATTGTATTGTGGGTATTGTTTAAAGTGGTCAGCAATGCTACACCCTGCTTGACCTAAACCTATAACGGTCTGCATTTATTCCTCTTAGTGATCTTCATACATATTCCTCATTTGATATGCAATTCTTTCATTGCTGCCCAATTTTTACCACCGAGGCAATTTACTTTGAACTTTCCAAATCTGGTATTACTAAATAGTTCTTTAATCTCATTAAATTCATATTCTTGTTCACTATGGAGATCAATCATTACACTATCATGATTGCAAAATTTAATAAAGCTTTTTCTCTGAGGATGCTGCAAGTATTCCCACACTTTATACATTTGTTCAAATACTAAATCCGCTGCGGTAGATTGGATAAGATAGTTGACGGCATAATACTCCTCGCATTCTATTTGACGTCCAAAAGGGGTATGTACTTTGTTATCCCTATAATACAAAGTTTTAAGTTTTTCTCGGTCGTAAACCTTACTAATAGCCTCGTCCTTACTATTGGGGTTATAAAGCCAAGAAAAAATGCGTTTTTTAGCATTATCGCGAGATTTTGCACGTTGAAAGACATTCTCAAGGTTCCACTCATGAAGATCTTCGTCGGGCTGTTCTTGACTCAGAAGCGCCAAAGCTACCCGCAACTCGCAGGCATTATAATCCATTTCAAACAACCAATCATTATTGGGGATGAGAATATTGCGATACTTTTTGGCTAATGTCATCACAGGAAATGACCCCCGTGCGGTACTTAACCGTCCCGTTATGGTATTAAACATGTTGTATTTTATATACGGTGGGTTTTCAGTAATGAGCTTATAGATGTTTTTATCTTGTACGGTGATGCGAATAAGCTGGGAGAGGTCCAAATTCAAGGGCTGTTCTTTAATGTGAGAGACCATTTTATTAATTTTTAAAAGATGATCGTAGTGGAGAGGTTGTTTATGAGTGGCAAAAACCTTCTCGCATCCTTCATTTTTGATTTCTGCCCATTTTTTTAAAAGATGAGGAGGTAGCAAATCATATAAGCAATGCTCGTCAATTTTCAATCCCACTTTGCCTGTAGCTACAAAACACGCTTTCATTTGATGTTGAAGACCGTGCCATTCGTGGAGCGACGCAGGAGATAAATACTTTTCTAAGTTCTGTCCTTCCACAAATAACTGCGCGTAAAGAATATTTTCCTTTTCCTTCAAATAAGGCACATAAGACCATGTATGCGTGGAGTTCTCCCCTAGAGCCTCATGAAAATCCCCCTCTTCATAAAACAATACACACTGGTTTTTATCATCAAAAGTTTGAAATATCATTAATATCCTGACGGTTGTATGTCTTTTCGTTTGGATTTAATATTATTTCTTTTTTCTTTAAAAGTCAAACTATTTTTTCGTGAAGTTTCATGTTGGAGATATCCTCCGAGTGCCTCTAGAGCTTCATATAACCCTTGAGTGGTAACAAGCTGGATTAATTTATCCAATTTATTGTTGTAGTGGCGCGGGGATAAGAATATCTTATTCTCGAGTAGTCGTAAATCAAAGTATTTTCTTACAAAATATCTTTCCGGATAGAAGTTTTCAAATTGCTCAAAAGTCGCATTAGGAAGCCATACGAATTCATTTTGGCGTTCTTCAATCGTTCGGGACGTTTTGAATTTAGAAGTAAGGATATTAGTCTGGGGGCAATTAAGAATATGAACTTTTTCTACTAAAGGCTGTTGAATGAGGAAATTCAAATAAGAATTATACATCTGTTGTTTAAAATAAAGATAACTCATATATTCGGCTTGAAAATACTTATCACCAAAGAAGCCTTCTAGAGAAGTAGACCCATTGTTATATAGGTACTCTTGCATTTGATGGGAGCCTAAATTGGCTACAATAGCCCAGGGTATGTTTCTATCAACATAAAATCCAAATTTGGCGGTGATTTTTAAATAATCATCAAAAAAATCTTTGCGTAAAAATTCTTCCCATTTATAACTGTCATTTCCATAACGCCCGTCATGACTTCCAAACTCTATAATCAGTCCACTACACGCATTCCGCGTTCGATTGGAGGCTAAATAGCCCGCTAGAGTATAAGGCTGCACAAGGTTCATTTCAGCATAGGCAAGGTAGTGAGTATAATATTGGCTAAAGCTCGTAATATTATTGCGTTGCTTGGGAGACAAAAAGCCATTAATAAAAGAATCATTCAATTTTTCCATATAGCGCCCATATTCTTCTACCAAGTCAAAATGTCCCTTTTGGGGGTCCTGAATGTCAATGACACTCGTCATGGAAGTTTTAATTTGAGTAGCCGCGAGGGTCACAAAAGAAACCAAATCCTCATAAGCATCGGCTACAAAATCCATTACCTCCACTCCATTGCGAATACCGTAAATGTAGTCATCGTCAGGAAAGACATATCGCCCAAAAGTGTCGACTTTTCCATATAAAGTTTTATCATACCATGTATCTACGAGGGTGGGAATATCCGCACCTTGAGGAAAAAGATCATCAAAAGGATCATCATAGTACATTCCTCGTTGAAAATATAAATAATCCGTTTTTTGACCGTTGCGCCCCAAAGGGGGATATTTGATTTTTTTTGGCATTTTAATAATTACTCAGGTTTTTATTTTTTCGTGACCTTGGGAGTGTCCTTTGACCCCCACATAGATGCCGCCCATGCCGGAAGAACCTTAACCGGAGCGGGTGTAGATGCCTGAGCCTGAGCGGGTCGCGGAGATTGAATAAGACCCGTGATGGTGGTAGTATAGGCACCATTATTATATTCATGAGAAATGTTTTTTACATTATAGTATCCTTGCAGTGAAATCCATGCGGGATTGGTAAGAGTAGGCGCCAACACGCAATAATATGTTCCCAGGTGAAAAAAAGACGTTCCTAAAAGCTTTATAGTGGTTTCAAATAAAGCCGGAATCGTTCCCGCACCCCCCTTTCCGGGACTAGCACTATTAGCACTTATTTTTTCAAAAATCGCTTTTTTCATATCCTCGTTGTTGATTTCTTTCATGGATATACTTTTAAGAGCACCTTTTGCCTGTCCTCCCACTAAAAAAGTAGGAATGCGTGCCTTTTTATTCCCCTGTATGGTATAATCTAATTTCTTATTAAAGCCCTGTTTATTATTGTGGGCGGTCACTAAAATTCCATGAAGTTGATTAGGGACTGGAGTGGACAAAGTGGCTAATTTATAGCTTCCTCCTACATGCTTGAGTGGGTAAGGAATATAAGAAAGAGAGAAGTTATTTCCTTTTTTTGTGGTTCCTAAAAGTTTGGCGCGACGTTGCTGGGCTAAACTAATCAAACGTGCCATGTCTTTTATAACTTCAAAAATTGTATAAGTGTTTTTGTGAGTACCATAAAGTTTATCCGAAATAATTTTCATAAACGCTAAGGAAGAAATGGGAGTATAATACATGGACTGTTCTTTGAGTTGATTGAGTACTTGAAAATTAAATTTCGTTAACAAGATGCGCGTCCGTTTAGCCAGTTTTTGTTCAGTGGGACCGGGTGCCCGCTTGATAATGCGCGACATCAATAAAGCAATTAAATCACCCAAGTAGATATATTCAATAAATTTAAAATTAGCTAAGGCTTCAGTCAATTGCTCTGCACTTCCTACCACCGCATTTTGCCCTTTTTCCACCTTGTGCACTTTTCCCTCTTCCTCAAACACCTTCGCCTTTTCATATAATTTTCCTATTTCTTTTTCAATTACTTCGCTGCTCCGTCGTAATTGTCCTTGCTCTTTCAGGAGGGCGGTGCGTTTCATGTCTGCCTGAAGGTCACCCATAGTCATACTTCCATCAGCATTGGGTTTGGGAGGAGTACCTAATTTGGCAATGGCGGCTTTATTAGCCGCTAATTTCTTCGCTAGTTGAGCTTGTTGGGATAATTGTTTTTTCATTTCCGCGCTTTTCACCAATTCTTTCTTCTTTCGCGCATACTCTTTAATAGCGGTCTCGTTATCTACTCCGTTAGGTTGATTGGGTCTCTGGGCATTGGGATCTTTAAACTGGGCTGATGTACTTCCGACCACTCCGTGCTTGGGAGTGATATTGTTAAACATTAGGCTGTTGTCCATGCGTAAGCTATTGACATAATTAGTAATCTGTTCACTGGTGAGTTCAATGCGGTGAAAATACGCTCCTTGGGGATCATAAACACTTTCCTCCAAAGCCAATTTCAGTGCTTGCATCCTTACATTTTGCATACTTGCTTCCAGCGTCCTTTTAGCCGTTGCTTGGTCAATTTTAGCTTGGGCAATGTCAGTGGCACTCTTCTGACTACTTTCGGCAATCTTCGCTGCTGCTTTGGCAGCGTCGCCATACCACGTTTCTACAAACTTCTTTGCTTTTTGAGGAATTTCTCCTCCCTTCTGTGCTGTTTGATAGATCTTTTTTTCCATTGCGGCTTGAACCTCAGAAGGAGTTTTTATCACCTCAACTTTCTTGGATTTGCTTTTTCCTTTTTTATGTTTAAGGCTTTCCACTTTTTTGGTTGCCACGCCCAT